TAATAGGAGGGGAAACACTACTATCTAGCCACTGAGTTCCTGGATTTTGGATATCATTAGTTGTTGGAGGCCTTAGGTTTGGCCCTAACGTTTGTGGGTGAGCAAAGTTATCAACGCCGGCGGCGTCAAATGGGAAAGAACCAAACGGCTGGGGCATATAAAACCTCTTGTTATGAAGCTTCATATTGCATTGACAATATTAAAGTTGGAAGTTTATGGTTTGACAAAGTTAAACAAGTATTTATGGAACCAGAATTTTATAGTATTAAGGAAACTGCCGTCATATTTGCAGTGCATGAAAATACCATTAGGAAAGCTATACGCATGGGATTCATTGCGGCTATTCGTATAGGTAATTGCAAGAAAAGTCCATATCGAATATCAAAGAAAACCATCGGAAAAATCCATATAACTTTAATACTAGAATTAGAAAAAAAATCTTCTAAATTAATTAAATAAAAGATTCGGACTTAACAGACATTCCTTTTTGTGTTATATTTATGGAAAAGGATGAATATGGAATGGTATCAAGTAGCAACAATAGTTGGTGCAAACTTGACTATATTATTATGGGCGATGATATGGGTCAGAAAAAAAAGGAAAGATTAATATGGACTGGGGACAATTTTCTGTGATGTTTATAACATTCGTGGGTTTATTCATCTGGAATAGAACCGAGAACAGATCAGATATGAGACATATGGATGCTAAATTAGAATCTAATCGAAATTTAATAATTGCTTTTCATGAAGCTATCAAAGAAGAAATTAAAGACTTTCATGGTAGACTTTGTGCTATTGAAGAAAGAAATAAAAAATAAGGAGATTTTTATGCGTAATTGGTTTCAGAAATTCATATGTTTCTCTGCTTTAGCTTGTGTGGCAATTAACAGTAAAGAAATACTGTCTAATATAATACTATATCCAATCATGACTTTTTCATGGATTATGATTCATCTATTTAAATGTCATTGAATTAATTTATATTAAATGTTTCCAGCGTTCACCTCGGATAATTTGACCTATTGTTACCCTGGAAATTTTAAACTTTTCAGAAAGCTCTTTGTAACTTTTACCTTCAAAGGATAATCTTCTTATTTCAAGAACTTCATTTTCCTTCAATTTAGAGGTTCCTGAAGTTTCTCCTTTTGCTTTTCGATCACGTCCTTTTTTTATCATATCGTGCATATTATCCTTAGGCGTTCCTAAAAAAAGATGATCGGGATTTACACATCCAGGATTATCACAGGAATGACAAACAAATAAACCTTTGCCTATTTCTCCTTTAAATAATTCATATGAAAATCTATGTGCGCCTTTTTTTCCTAATTGACCATGTCCTGAACTTGTACAAAATCCTTTCCATTGCCAGCATCCATCGATTTTTTTTGTATACTTTCTATTAAATATTTTTATCTGCATATTGATGGTTCTTTTACATCCACAATCCTTTGTGGTTCCATCCTTAAGGGCATCAATTCGAGCAATTTTTTTATTTCCACAATCACATTGACATATCCAAAATTTACGATATTCTTTTTCCATTCCTAATCGTTCAATTACGACTAGATTGTTAAATCTTTTTGATATGAAAACTTCGTTTTTTTTCATGATATCCTGTAAGAACTAATATTCTTAACAGGATTATATCGAATTATCTCAATTTTTTAAAGGGATATCCACCAGCTTTAATGAGTGCATTCATTGAAGCTCCTAGAGAAGGTGTAACACCTTCAAACCATTGATGATATTGATTTTTTCCAGATGTTTTTGGGGCAACAGCTCCACGTCTGAAAATATCAAAAATATGTTCTGGCACTTTTTCATAACTATATATTGGGCCTGCTTCTGCCGAATCTTTTCCATGGAACTTAACAAAAAGTCTTTGACTTTTTGGGTCATACTTGAAAGAATTTACATTGCTTGAAGGAAATGGGCCTGGCTGCAATTCTGGTTGTTGTGGATGCAATCCTTCAACAGGGTTTTCATCTTGTAACTGGTCGATCCTCTCAACTAAAATCCCTAATGTTTTAGCTAATTGACTTTGAAATTCATCTGACAATTCCTCACCAGACTGGATAACTTGTTGAATCCCCTGTAACAATTCTTTTAGAAGTTGTTCAAGTTCTTGCAATTCATCCACATTATTTTCCTAAGCGTTGGTCAATTTTCTGTAAAATACTCATTAATGCTTGCTGACCTGATCCAGCCTGTTGTTGACCTTGTTGCTGTGGCTGTTGTGGTTGTTGATTTTGTTGAGGGGGATTTACAGAGCCACCGTATTGGCCTCCGCCATAAATGGATTCAACAATAGACTCAAATGGTGTTTTGTGATCTTCTTGTATTTTTTTAATGATAGCTTTAAAGCTTTTCTGTCCTTTCCCTTCATTCGCTGCTAACGCCGCTGCTTCAGTGGGCGACCTACCTGCGGTTACATGCTTACTAAGCATTTGATGCAATTCAGGTGAATATTGCTCTATAATATTACGTTGATCTTTAGCATTTTGTTTTTTAGGATTTGTTTGTTGTTGGTTTTTTTCTTTAATTGGAAAACCAGAAGGCGACAAGTTTGGCTCTGTTTCAGATTCTTGTTGCTGTCCTTTTTCCACTTCGCCTTGTATAAACTGTTTTATTTCATCAAAGGACTTGCCTTTTTTCAAAGCTGTATTAATAAAAATGCCAAAACGCGGATCAATTTTAGTTAATCCTTTTATAGCTAAGTCCGCTGGAATATATTTGCTAAGGAATGGCAAAACTTTACTAGCTGCCAATCCACCACCATATAAACTAGCTCCGAGAGATGCGCCCGTTTTTATAGCTTTTATAGGCACTTCACCTTGTCTTTGTATTTCCTGTGAGGCTTTTTGATAAGGCTGCATTATTTACCTTCCTTTTCTATTCCTGACCATGAACTAAGCCACCAATCATTAAGAGTGCCAAAAACATTAACAGGTTTATCAACTTGACGACCTTGTTTTACTTTCAACTTATCTTTATTCTTGGTTACATAATCTAACCATGTATTAGGGTCATATCCCAATCTTTTTAATTCATAAGCTATAGCAAGAGGGCTTCCCTCTCCCATCATATTAAATAAATTCTCTGATATTTTTTCTGTTTCATATGCGGGATCTTCCGATTTAGTATCATTAATTCTGGGTAATTTAGATATATAGCTATTTAATTGTTTATATTCTTTAACAGGATCTGCCATGGAATAAGCCATAAGAGGTGATAAGCCCGAAGAGTCAATTAACGTATCAGCAAAATTTTCTGTATCATCCCTTTTCTTGAAATCTTTTTGTAAAGATTCAATGTTTCGTAATGTGCTTGATGGTTTCCTTGCTGTCATTCCCCAATTTCCAATCGTATCAACAGCTTCATATTGCCTATTTATTTCATCTAGCTTATCACCATATTTTTTCATTGCTTGCTGTTCTGTTAATCCACCACCACCATCTTTTTTAGGTTTTGTGGCTTTAATGGCTTCATCTTCGACTTTGCTATAAACATTTGCAGGGACTTTATTAACCCCTAACCTTTCGGAATGCGCTTTCAATCTATTTACAACGTTATCTTGTATGTCTGTTAAGTTTTGATGTTTTTTTTCATATGCTTCTGTGATCGCTTTCTTTTGAGTTTCTTCTTGATCAACCGCATCAATTGCTAACTGTGGATTGTTTTGATATAATCCAGGGTTTGCGTTATACAATTCTCCGGCTCTATCAAGCTTTTGCTCATATGTGGGTGGTATATAACCTTCTTGAATTTGTTCTAAAGGCTTAGGTTGCGTTATAGAAGGGATATCGCTTCCTGGCTGTCCCCCTCTTTTTCTATCAGGAAATGGAGAAGGTGGAGGACGGTTTTCTAATTCCTTTCTATTTGCTAAAGCATTAGCCTGAGCTTGTTGTTTTGATAATTCTCCGAATGATTGAATCATTTGAGGTGTTACACCCGGAATAGAGGAAATCGCAGCTAGATTTTGAATAGGCGAGCGTCCACCTGATTGATTTTGAAATTTTTCAAGTCCTTGAGCCATTCTATAGCGTTCAAACTCTTTAGGGGCCTGTTCGGAAAAACCTTCTCCGAAACCTGCTCCTATTCTTCCGGCTAAGCTACCTTTTTGATTTAAAACTTGTACCATCTTATTGCCTCAAATTCGGGTTAAAATCAGGTAGTTTAGATCTAGACTGAGATGCTCCCTGACCTCCTCCATAAGGGCTAGATGTCCCTTTCGTTGATGTTGCATTTCTGTTTTTATCCAAATAATCTTGGTAATATTGTCCTGCTGCCTGAGTGGCTACATTTCCGAATCCTTTTGAGGCGGTATCGGCAAAACCTGGTGTAGGGTTGTAATAAACGTTTTCTGTTTGCCTGCTTAAACCTGTATTTCCTATATTCATCAACCCTTGCGCGCCTTGCATCCTTAGATTAGCTCTAATTTGACCGAGTCTTTCGGATAGATCTGTTCCAGCGCCGACAGCAGCATTTCTAAAGCCAGAGCTTGAAAGACCCCCGGATCCCATGCCCGCAAATTGTTCGCTTATTCCAGGAATAGTTTCTTCTCTAAAACGCCTCATTTCAGGTGCTTGAAAAGCTTGTAAATCCTGAGGATTATCACTCATTAAATCGCGGTAATAATCGGCGGCATTTCCAAATGCTCCACCACCACCTTTTCCAGTAGCTGCATTGATAGCCTGTTGAAATAGAGGTTGTTGTTCTTTAGAATATAAAGGCTTTTGTTCGTGTTTACCTTCGCTACCCTCACCAGATTTACTAGCAGCATATGCCCCAGCAGCTGAAATAGCTGCCGCAACAATTGGAACCCATACCATGATTAAATCTCCTGCGTGTACTCGACGAAGGCAAATGCTCTATCAAAAGCCCCCGGAGAAGTTATATTAATGTTAGTTGCATCCATTGTAACATTTGTGGGATCAGACATCGTTATAGCTATAAATGTTGTCGAGTTTGTTGCTGAAACCCACAAGTCTATTAAAGTAAAGTTAATATCAAACGTTATTCCGTGAGGAAATATATTAGCTCCTGCTATCAACGGAGAGCAATCTATAACCTTTCTTAAAACGGATCTAAATTGCTGAGAGTTAGAAGAATTAGAACCAGACATAGCAACAGTAGGAATAAATTGCTTTCCACTTAATAGCTCCTCATCTAATAAAAATCCTATTTCTCTCACATTTACAGCGTTTGAAATCTTCTTTAAATGTTCGACAATAAATTCTCTAGCCTTTTCCCACTCATCAGGAATAGCATCATAAATGGGTAAATAGCTTTCAAACTGCTGATCGTTCATGGTGATCTTCCTATCGCCATCCAATAAAAAAAGTTATACGACGTACTTCCAGTAAATCCCCATACAAAGGATGAACTGGACGGTGATCCTACTACAAAAATTGTGTTTTCGTTTGCAGTTGCTGAATTAGTTGCATTTAGAGTCAACTGAACAGAAAAAGGAGCGCCTGAAAAAGACCTCGGGAAAGGTAATGTTCCAGTGGGACTAGATGAGCCAGGCAATTTTTCAAACCCATATTGAAGAAGCATGCCACCCCCTAAGAATGTCCATCCTCCAAACTGCGTGAGTGAAGTTGCTGAAGGATAATTCGTGCTGGTTGAAAAAGTTGGAAAATGTAGAGTCGATGTAGCTGTTAACCTATACGAATTTCCAGAAACATCCGGAGTATAATAAAGCTCTCTTACTGAGCTTTTAGTGTTTACAAATAGGGTTCCTTCTCCGCTTAGTAAACCCGGCGGCAAAGTGGGATCTGATCCTAACGTGGGCATTTCAATGAAAGTATGCTTGCCGTTGTTAGATGCGGTTGTTAAAGGGACATGATTTACAGAAAACGAGGTTTGTAGTTGTTGGAAGTTTCCTAAAATCTGTCCTTGGCTATCGCTTATATTATCTGTTGGTTGAGGAATATTTGGGAGGTACGGCATATCAAAATCCTACAGGTAATTGTTTACCGGCTTTTCGAAGCCAGAGTATTTGTAATTCTATTTTCACGTCATTTTCTTGTTCAACACCGTTCATTTGAGCATTTGAGAATGTCCATTGCAAAGTTAAAAATCCCCCTCTTACAGCACAAAACACGCGCTGCCAGTTTTTAGAGGATTGAATACCCCCATTTTGTGAGGTCGGAACAATTGTATTGAAAAATGGGTCGGGCTGATTCGTCAAAAGATCTAGATTTTGAGGAAGGATATTGATAGGACTATCGTCATTATAATCTTGATAGACATTAAGCGAGATCGCTCCATTAGATGTATTGTTTAATAGCACATCCAAGAAACCCATTTGAATGTTTTGCCCTTGATCAGCAAAGTTGAATTTCTTACTAGTTACATTAAAATTAGTACGAATTGCGATCATCCCTCCCCCTACATAAACACCCGAAGTGTCTAGTTGAGGATCGCTAAATTCTCCTGAAATTGGGTTATATTTATATAAGAAAAAAACATCTTTTGTTTGAACATTTACGTAGAATACCCCATCATTTAAATTATCAAATGGAGTTCCTGCAGGGATTCCATATATTCCTATGATGGTTCCTTCCTCAAGATTATGATTTGGGCTTTGAACGGCAGTTACTCCCCCGGCGCCGATATCTGTAATAGATAAGCTAACTTCATTTGTTGCAGCTTTTTCCATGTTACCGGAAAGATACATCACAAAGCCTTGTTGATTTCCTCCCATGATAGATGGAAATAATTTAGGTGTTCCTAACCAGGGATAGTTCTGGGCTTGCCATCTATTAGCAGGCTCTTTAATTGCAAATTGATTCCATGTAATAATTTCTTTTTGTTGAAAAGTTCCTAAAGCTGTCAAAGAATCTGTAAATATAGCCCATGAATCGTTTTCATAGTTATAGACTAACCGTCGGTTGGGATATGTGTTGTTTATACCCTCGACTTGCACAGGTTCATAGGGGTATATCCAGTAGGCTAGTCGTTGTTGAATATCTCTAATTCCAGCCACGCGCTCGGGGCCAAAGTTTTCGTTGGTAAAACGATAAACTAAATCAGGGATCTTAATATCAATTCTTTCACTTTTAAAACTATCGCATTCAACTATACCTTTATCACCGATACCAACAAGTGAGGTATCAAATTGAACCGCAGAGAAAGTGCTTTCAGCTCCTAACTCACTATTAACTTTTTCTATCTGAAATGGGGCAATTGATCTTCCGGTATATCTAAGTTGCCATGTACTTCTTTCACAGTAAATGACAAGATTATCTCTTACAAAACCAACTGCGGTTATATCTTCCGCTGTAGGTATGTCAAGGAATCCCCCCTTACCCCTAATATCATCTTTCCAAGCGTCAGCGCTTATGTCTCCTGCTACAGGAAACAAAGCACTAATATCGGAAATAGGATTTCCAATTGCAGCCCATCTAATTCTTTGACGGTATTGCACTGAATTAGCTAGATTAGGGCCTTCATATGTATTAAATACCATTAGCCTACCTCTAAAAGGAAGTATGGCGAGGCATTGATTTAATTTATCTCCGGCTGCGTTTATTGTCGGTGCAAAGTCAATCCACACGCTACCTTCTGTATATCTAATGGGATCCCCTAAAATACCTGAAAAGTTTGTAGCCCAAAATAATTTTAAATTAGCCGGCGCAGGTGTTACCCAGTAATTTGTAGTCCAAAAGAAATCATGATCTGTCCCTGTCCAAGTAGTTCCAGGAATCCATTCTATGAATATATTATTATATATATACGCATAAACTTGATCCCAAACGACCATCAGCTCGTCGTTTATATTAGTTACTTCTTTAGATCGGATCCCCATGACGGGTAATCCAGGAAAATAAGCTGCTGTTATTGTTACAGCTGCCGGCCCCACTGCTGCGCTGGATGTTATACTGACAATCCCTGTAGAATATATTATGGTTGCTGAGGTTATCGGGCCGGCTCCGGTGACCACAAACACACCTGTTCCCGCTGTATCTGTAAGAGTCTGCGAAATAGGGGCGCCAAAGGTAATTGTGATTGAAGTTATATTACCTAATTCTATTTCGGCATTAGGTTGCGTTATATTAACGCCTAGGACTGTGAAAATGTCTAAAGTATTAGTGCCTATAATGGTTGTGAAATTTCCTAAGCTAGCTGCTGTTAAAACACGTCGAAGCCTGCCAAGTAATTGCAAACCCTCACGTCTTTTAATGGTTTCGCGGTAAATAAAAGCATTTTCTAAAACAGGATAAGCATCATTTGGTAAGATCGATTCAACCCTATTTTGAACAAGTCCTGTTTCCATTCCAGAAATGTAGATTGGCTGATAACTCATGGATAACCACCCCACCCACCGTAAACGCTATATCCTTGAGTCGAGTTGAATAGCTGAAAGTTAGGTTGTCCAATCTCCTCTATACCTTGTCTCTCCAATACAAGTCCTTCCTGACGCATTCTACCTTCTTCCAAGGCTGACACGCCATCGAAGTCATTGCGTTGACGTAGGATCTCTTGTGCTGTTAAATAGGCTAGGTATAAAGCCCATTGGTTAAGGATGGGAAGATCATTGCTTAACATGAACTGAACAGGCGTAAGATATGTTTCGATCTCAACTTTATGGATATGTTTTGGAATAGGACGTATTGTAAACTCATTATTCCAGAATAGAAGGCTATGGGGACGGCCGTTTTGATATTGACTTACCCTTATTGTTAATAATGTCCCTTGAGCTAATGAAACGCCCGTAGGAAGAATGAAATTTATTTGACCTGTAACATAATCTACGGTTCCAATCGTGGTTGGATTTATCAACCCGGGATTTGATGTATTAATATTATACATGCCGGGTACAGCCGGGTTTGTTGTTGCCAAAGGCACGGAAACCACCGGATTTGTAGTCATATAGATCAGATTTCCATCCCCATCATCATTGATGCTAATTGGATTTCCACCCGTATCAACGCCACCTATAATTACTTCTCTGCTTAAAAATGGCCCTGGAATTACAAAAGAGAATGTTTGATTAATAGTAGACCATGTGCCCCCTGAAGTATAAGCACCAAAAGCCGTATTATCAATACCATCTAAACTAAATGTATTAGGATCTATGACAGTAATACTATAATTATTTCCGTTAAGTTGTGTCATTCCTCCAACATTTTCAATCAAGATAACCGCCCCCGTAGTTAGATTATGTGCTACACTTGTTATCTGTGTTGGGTTGGTTGGTTGGGCAATTCCTGTTATAGTTCCTGTAATTGTGTCATTACCTTGCGTGAATTTGGTTGGCCATTTAGGCCATATATTGAAAAATTGCGTTCGGTCTTTAAAAAATGAACCTAAAATACCATCAACATATAAAGGTGCTCTTACACCCTGATTAAAGTTCACATCTAAAGGGTAACGATCTCGATAAGGTTCCGTAAAGAATGTATAAATTGAGCGCGTCTGATCTATTTTAATGGCATAAGGAAAGTCATTGCTGTAAACATAATTTAGAATTTGATCTAAATCCGCTGTTGTCAAAGATGCTTCGCCGGGTGAAGCTGTAAGCCGTCTTACAACCTTTCTTATAAAGGCTACCGTAGAATCTGAAGGGGCAACAGCGGTTATAGTCATTATTAATCCTTATTTGAATTCAACAGAAATGAACTTGTGAATCCAGTCCCCTTCCTCATCTTTATCCAAAGGTGCACCATCTTTTCTTACTTTTTCTCCATCGACTTCAAGTAATCCAGAACGCTTCGGCATCTTAACTTGGTTAACTTCTTTAATAAGGCCATAAGGTACTTCATAGGTTCTGCCCGGGATAAAATTATAAAGTTGAATTGCATCTCCTGCGTAACGGCAATATGGCTTTGTTAAGCGCTCATGTTTGCCTGTGCGATTGATGTATTCTGCTTTTACGATCCTTGAATCTTCTTTCTTTTCTTTTTCAAGCTTAGCTTTAGTTTGCGGTGTCATATGTTTGAAATCATTGAATTCACATGAATTTGTCAAAGTGTTGACTAACCCATGCGCTTCGCCTGTTGCTGTATACATTGTTAATTGCATTAGTTACCTCTATTGTTAAGTGATTGAAAAGGGATGACGCTACTTGTAACGTTATTAAATGGAAGGTTCCTAGAACCTGAAGGGGCTAAGCTTGCCGGTTGCAATTTTCCAGCTGCGGGAATGATAAATGGATCGAATAAACGGGAGTCTAGATCTAGCGTTAGATCGCTTCCGGAAACGTCTAAAATTTGACCCAATAAACCGTCGGCTTGAAACATTTTATATGTTATTGGAACGGTTAATTTCACTAATTGCCCTGCTATGTATGTATTGGACTCAGACACTGGGTCAACATCAATAGTAACCACCATAGGATTACTTTGTGTGATTGCAGTAATGACAATCGATGACGGTACTTGAATAGTTCCAGGTAAATATATGTTTGCATCGTTTGGTATTGTCATTTGTAAAGCTGCTTTACATAAAGGAAGGAGCCGAAGCCCCTTCCAATAATTAAATTATTAATTCTCTAGTTTTCCAGCTTATAGGCGATCCAATTGATCCTATCACTTGCAGCACCGGCAGGGCTTTGAGCACCACCAGAGAGCAGTAAATAAGGTACAAATTGACCTGTTCTAAAAGGTTGAAATTGAAAATCATACCCAGTTGGAACATATGTATTAGGATCTCGTTTTGTAGCAGCACCGGCAGGAGCTAACGTGGCAAATAATTGCGCTGTTGGCGATGCTGAGGAAGCGGGGAAAGCAAATGTTGTAAAGGCCGTAGAATCAATATCAACTGTAAGCGTGTAATTAGCTGCGCTAACAGCAACAATTGTTCCGGTAAGCTGGTTCATTTCAATCATACCAAAAGAATAAGGAATGCTAAAATGAATCTTCATACCTACAACATAATAGGCCGTTGGATCAACAGAAGTTCTAACAACAGCTTGAGTTGCCTTTGTAATCTCTGTGATATACAGAAATTGAGGTTCAACAGCCAAGTATTTAGAAATACGTCTTGTAAATCCAGCGGTTGCAGCGGCTGCAAAACCAGCAGCTCTTAAACCAATTAAAGTATAACCTGAGCCTGAAGTTGTAGAGATTTGGAAATTCATTCCAGAGATCTGCAACATTCCAGTTGTTCCATAAAATTGAATAATATCCCCATCAGAATATGTATTAGTTTGAGAAACAACGGCAGGTGAAGCGGCTGTAATTGCTGTAATAGCATTTGGAGCTTGAGCCTCAACAACCGGGTTGGTTACGACATATGTAAATCCGTTAGATGCCGTTGATGTTGCAAACGTATCAATTAACAACGCATTTGTTGAGTTTGTTTTTTTCCAACGTATACCGTCATTTGCAGCGGTAGCGCCAGCACCGAATTTAGGGCCGAACCATTCAGATCTAATGACTACACCTGTAGCAGGAGCTAAAGGCATTTGAGTTACATTAGTTGCAACAAAATAATCTGCGCTTGAGGGTATCAATATTTTCTTAGCTGTACCATCTGATAAGAAGGTATCACCTGTCAAAATAGTAAAAGGCATATGTTCTCCTTAGGATGGGGTAAATGTAGTTACATTCAAACCGGAGATCCAGTTTTGATTCGTAATTGCTCTTGCAATTGCAAATTTCGCATAAAGTTGGCTATTTTGAGCCACAGAAGAAACCACCCATGGAGGACGATAGCCGATTACTGCGGTATAGTTGTTTTGTTCAATCTTAGCAGCAGCTTCAAGACCATACATTGGAATCGTATAGACTGTGCGGCCTAGTGTTGAAATACCAGGTGTTTTTGCGCCTTTTGAAGAAACAAAGAAACGGAATCTTGAAATTGAACAATATTCTTCCGGTCTTAAACCTTCTTGTGATGGGTAAGCATTCTTTAAAATAACACCTTGAACTTTCTGAAGATCGTTTGTAAGAGCAGTTGATGCAAGAGCAATGAATGCATCTCTTGTAGGACCTGTTGAAAACTTATCCATAGCATCTATGCTTACAAGCATTGTACGAGCATCATTGTTAAGTAATATAGTTTCGATGTTGTTCACATCATTCAAGCTAATATTACTTGGCTGATCGCCGTTTGTTCCACCTGTAGCATTAATGTAGGATACAGAGCTAGCAAACAAGTCTCTCATCAAGAGATCTTCTTTTTCTCTTACCCATTGTCCAAGCAAAGCTGTGAACTTGGTTAGCGTTTTGCTGTTTTCATATAATACGACTTGCTCATTTGTCACGATGGATTTCGCATAGATTTCCATTGTGGCGTCGATATCAGTTCTTACGGGTACTTCAGAGGCTGGATCGATACCGGAACCGTCAAGTTGACCGCCATCAGTAGATAGACGCTCAAATCGTGACATTCTAGTTGTTTTACCGATATAGGCTTCTGCATGGTGTAAATCTACGCCAAAGCTATGAATTAAATTAAACATTGGCGTTGACAATAGGTCTTCCGAAGCCTGAACCGGCAACTCGGGAGCGAAATTATTTATATTTGTGATACCTGTTGGGAAGGACATTTTTTACCTCGACAGTATGTTTCATATGTCCTAGTTGCGAGCTAGTACCTATCTGCACATACTGGCGAGGTATGGATCAGCCTGGATTAGCGACGTCCTGATCAGCTGATATTATGTATATTTAAATATATAATTTAACTCAACCCTTTTAATGTTCTTTGCATCCTTGCGTAATTAGCAGCTTTCCTTTCCTCAGTTAATTGCGCTGAAGGCATTTGACCGGTCCCTGTTGATGTTCCCGTACTTGAAATAGAACCGGGCTTTTGAAGATTCTTATCCGCTTTAGCCATATCTTTTTTTGAATCGTTATTTGGTACGAATTTTCTAATAGCGTTATACATAGCAACCCATTTATCATACCCATCTGGCATGTACTTAAAGGGTGCTGTTAATTCAGGATAATGATAGTCTAGATAATCGCAGTTTTCAGTTGTAACAACCTTTTGAAAATCGGGGAAAGTTTGAAGTATTTTTTGTGGTGCTTCTTTTCTATCTCTTTCTTCTCTTGCTTGCTCGGCTTGTGCTTCTCTCTCGGCTATGATTTGGTTTACCCTTCTATCAATTCTTTTCTCCTCACTATCTTCTATATCACTGGAATCTTGCAATTGATTCTGATTCGGTTTGTTTGTAATCGCTTCTAGTGCTGCGCGTAAGGCAGAGGCTTCCTCTTGCTTTTGTTGTGCTCGTTTTTCTGCTTCTTCTCTTGCTTTACGTTCTGTTTCACGCTGTTCCCTAAATGCCTTCCAGTTGGCTTGGTTTTCTTCTGTTTTTATGGGAGGAGATTCTTCTTTAGCCTGAATCGGCGATTGTTGTATATTTTGTTGTTGTTCTATTTTAGTTTCTGGTTTAATTTCTGTTGCAACTGGATTCATAAGGGCCTCATATGGTTGAAGTTAAATTAAAGAAGTCTGAAGTACGAAAAATTAACAAGAAACTTCTTGAAAGTCTACAGAATTACAGGAAATTTGTTGCTTGTATGTCTGGAGATCTTCCCATTGGATGTTTATGCCTTCCTAAAACTACTGAAAAGATCTTAATTAAAAACGGGTTCCAAAGGATCTACGACTTGTTTGACGTGGATCTTACTAAAATCAAAGGCATCGGTGAGGTTAGAATCAGGGATCTTACCGCCGGCCTTGATCAATTCCTCTCGATGCGCTAGAAAATATTCATGCTCTGAAGGCATATTGATGTCATGTTGATGTCGTATAAACTCCCAAAAAGTACCTTTAAAGAATGCCACTGACCACGCTTGCATTGTTTCGTATCGCTTGTCTACTATTATATTAGTTCCTGCTAGTTCAGCCATCACCATATCTGAAGGTAACACCCATAGTCTTTTCGTTATACAGTCTTTTACTTTGTTATAAAGGAAAACTGCTTGATTAGGTCTTGGGCTAGGTAAATAGGGCCAGCAATAGAACTTACGACGAATAAGATTAGCTATAAGTGGGTCTTTAGCGATGATCATGACAACGCAAAACTCAGGCTCATTGATAATATCTCTGTAATTCTCAATAGCCTGACGCAAATGTAGACCGATATCATCAGACATTGCATGACCTACTTCAAGAGCGTCATATTTTGTGGTGTCAGCTGCTGCTTTTTGAGAGAGTTCGCCAGCTGTTTTACGAGTCATGTATTAAGTTGCCTTGGTGATTTTAATAGGTGGAACACCATTCTTGTTGTCATTTCCTTTAGGCTTTTTCTTCTTGTCGTTTTTCATATAATCCTTTAATGATCACAATCATTTAATTTAGTATGTGGTTGGGGTCTTGTTGTGCCGCTTTGTGGCAAGAAAGCGCCTGCCGGTTCATTTCTAATTCCGGCTGGTGTAATATCAACGTTAACCTGCCAATGCTCGTTTGGAACGGCATCGCTCCAACCTTTCATGATTACGTCAGCATCTACATTTTTGACATAATCAGGGGCGTGATGTTTCTTTTTCATATTTCCTCTTAAAATATTCCCGTGAGTTACTTATCTCATTTCCACATTTAAGTGACGTCCTGGCATTTTAAGCCTTGCGCTTAGACGAACGGGAAAAATATTATGGATACTGCATCTTGTTTTTCTTTGTGTATGAAGCAAGCATGTCAACAGACTTTTTCAAGTGTTCTGGATTGCTCATTTCCCCAGATGTATATTTCCCATCGGCTACCATTGTATCGCCTTGGTCTTTTGTCCAATGGCCTTTATTGAATTGTTCCATTGCACTCATCTTTGCATTTGATTCTTTGCTATATGCCATACTTACTCCTTCGCCAAAAGGCGGATTAAAAATTTAATATATTTTCAATTTATTTATTGTGCAACCTGTTCTTGTGGTTGGTTAGCTATTTTCATTGCTTGTGCCAATTCAAAGGCTTCCCGCAATTGATTAAACTGAACATCCTCTAATTCCATGGCTAGCTTCACTAGATTTAGATCGGCTTCCATCTCCTTATGCTCGGCACTAGCATGTAGTTCGTGTATCTTAGCATAGGACTCTTTCTCTTTAGCCATATCAAGCTTAGCTTTACTGAAGGCCTGCATTATCTTGGCGTTGTCCATCTTTTCTTGTTGTTGAGCTTGGGCTTGTTGCGCTTGCTGCTGTTGCTGATTCTGTTCTTCCATATCCTTCATTACTTCGCGCTTATTCGTGATAAATGCCGCGCGTAGGATTGACTTATCTGCGATGCCCATTCCCAATTCTTTGAAGTGAAGCAATTGCTGCAATTCCATCTGGCGTTGTGAAGTGCTATAATTCCCCTCTTCAACGGATATAGAGTATTTTTGGCTATGGCTTGTCCAGAATCTTTCATCTGCATCATGACCAAGGATATTGCGAACTTTACCCTTACTGAAGTTTTTGCGAATGGCTTGTAAACGTATTTTCCCGTATAATCGTTGAGTATAATCAAGTTTATCGAAGATAGTTTGGAGGGTCGTAAGCCCTGCGCCTTGACGCAACATAGAAAGAATGCCAGATTTATCGTCTGTCGCTGCTCCCAAAAGTTCTTCATTAACACCTGATATCTTTGTTATATCTTCACTTAAACTTGCTGATAGTTCTAATAAGCTCTGCGGTATAGCAGCAGGCTCAATTCGTTGCACTTCATTTGGTAGATGTCCTGCTTTTAAAGGAACTAAGAAGCCTTGACCTGATTGCCTAAATGCTTTTACGTCTGTCACAGCATCGATTGGAAATATCCATCCAGAGTTTATTTGAGATTGAAGTATTTCAAGCTCTATGACCTTACGCATGTTATACAAAAATTGAGGATCACGCAAATTACGGATAACGCCCATGCATCGCCATGCGTAACTAGTGATGTCTGGCTCATAATAACATATAGAAGGTACGCATGGATAAGAATCGATGTTAAGTAAGTTGGGGCCATCATAGACCTCTTTGTCTCCTAACGATATGCAAAGCTTGACTGTGGGGACTTGAACTTTCTTGACTTGCAACCAAGGCTGTTGTGCAAGAGCCATTTCCATCATATCATCTTCGTCAGAGTCATCCTGTTCCCATTCGACAGCCTCACCGGACTTAGGATCTAGTATGATGTTGGCTTCTCGGGTAGTTCTGTAAAGGAATTCATCATATGTAAATAGGTTGTTAAGAGCTATATTCTGCAACTCCGCTTGAACTGGGAAGCGACCATCTTTCATGCCACCCGGTTTCATCTTCTTTATTTCACTGGCATAGCCTGGCAATAACTTCATAGCCATTTGTTTAGATGTCCAGCGTCTACGCCATATGCCGTTACAATCACTAAGATCTTGCTTTCTGAAGTATTGATCTATTAAGAAGTTGTTATATGATACACAATCATCAAAAAGATCACCTGAAATTGGGTCTAAGGTGTAATCTGGATACATATATAATAATGTCATACCTGTATCGCATGAACCCTCAAAAGCTTCTGAAAGATATTCTTGAAAGCCTGCCCTATCTTCAACCCAGCGCATAACCATGTTGAAATCATCTGCTAAAGGGTCATCTTCATCATGTAAGGGAATAGATATAGTAGATTTACGATTTTTTCTTTGAAAACCACATATCATATTGATGTGGCGACGAATTAAATTGAAGAAGTAGCGATAAGAGTTTTGATTGAAATTGTTTCCTGTAGCCCAATTATAAAGACCTTGATCGCCTACTTTGAATCGCTTATCTATAGATCCCTGTGACCATAAAGCGCTATTACCGGGGTAATTACTTTGATAGAAATCATCCTTCATCTGCTTTATGTTTTTAGCTGAGGAATCGCCCGGATCTATGTAACCGCTAGTCCCACCTAGGTTGTAACCGCCTTTATCATATGAACCCATGAATCACCGATATAATTAAATTTTAACTATATATCATATTATTATTTTAATTCAGTTTTTTCTTGTTTTTTCCGATGAATTTTAATCAAGCTGTCGCAGGTTCGATCCCTGCTTCCGGAGATTTTAAAAATATCCTCCACCCATAGCAGGGTTCATAAATCCGTATCCATCATTTTCTTGATAAACTTTACGTCTCAATTGATCTATTGTTAGTTGTTCATCGGGTGAATTGAATTCTCCTTGAGTAAATGCACTATAACAGGCATAACGTAACGCATCCAAGATGTGGTCGTTTTTCTTTATGGGTTTATCTTCTCCTCGATCTGCTGCTTTAGGATCCCATGCATAGGATTGAATGTGTTCGCGAAGAGTAGTGCAACCACGATGAATAACTAGATTTTTACCTGCGATGAATTTACCAGTTGTCTTTATCCCTGGTAGGACATCATTAAGAGCATAAATTACGGGTAAGTCTGCTTGTTGTAGTGCAATTTTAAGAGATGCAGCAGAAGGATCGAGGTAAATAGCAGATACGCTTTTATAACCGATGAAATCTTTAATATCTTTGACAAGCTCAGCATCTGTTTTGGCCCGTCCAACTTTAACTGAATCATAGTAATATTCTTTCTCAACATGTAACTGAGGCCAACGATTCGGGGTAACGCCAATAAGAACCGCCGCCGTGGCATTGGTTGTACCGTAATCAATCCCAACGATGTAATAATTTGGGTTAGGGTAATCAAGATGGTATTCATTGTCATGATCATATGTGTCGTATATAGCTCCAGTTGCTAGAGCCCATTCCCCTAAGATATAGCGCTTATGCCACATACCGTTAAATGATGCTTTGATAGCTTTTTTATATGCATCATCTAATATGGGGTTATCATCTAGATTAAACTGCCATGAAATTAGATCGTGGATATCTGGACGGTCTAGATATTCTTTCTTAAGCCAATGTGCTGGGCCTTCCGGGTTACATGTGGCAAAGAGCTGAGCGCCCGGAACGCTTAAGCGCGTTTCAAGCATCTTCCAAAAAGGTTCAGGAATGCAAGTGGCCTCATCGACATAAGCGTATGCCAATGTACTTCCCTGTATGGTTGTGACAGCGCTAACATCAGGTGCCCCAACAAAATATAGGTTACGACCGTAAAGGCTTGTCTTATTCGACATCGGACTAGGGCAAGGAAAACCCAAAGTATTATACATATGCGTAAGTACATTTCGATGAATTGTTCCACGGTTGACTCCTATGATCATGGCATCACCTGGCACACCATGCTTAAGCCTGTTTAAGAATTTACGTATGCTTGAGAATGTTTTACCTGATCTTACAGCGCCTACCCATATGTTGAAGCGGTGGGTAGCTTCACTATAGCTCTGATCCTGTTTCGGACTTGTTATCAAGTTCTTCCTCTAGTTCTGCTATGCGCTGTCTTAACTTGTGTTTTTCATCCATCTCGATGTTTTCATTATCAACTTGAGAATCTTTTGGAGGGGTTTGCTCTGATTGTTTTCTTTGACCTAACCATTCTTCGCCTAGAAGCATAAGCATTTGAGAATTACCATCTAAGGCTTTTTCGAACTGAGTAAGTCTAATTTTTCCATGACCTATACTGTGCAATTTGCCGTGATAATCTTGAAAACTTTCGCCGAAATAATCTTTAAACCTATAGTAAAAAGTATTTTCATTTATTCCTAATTCTGGATATATTTCAACTGCTTTACACCCAGCCATAACCAATCTTTCGACATAATCCCAGTTGATTTCCTTTAAAGGTCTTGCCATAATTTACAAGTACTATTTTTTTTAATGATATGATACTACTGTTGTAGTTTGTATTATTTTTGTAAAGTATTTTCTTTTTATTAATTTTGCTTGCAAGATAAGTTGCTTATTTGCTATATTGTTGTTATCAAAGCAAATTTAAGGAGATCTAGCGATGGAATGGAATCAAGTATATACGATTTTGGGAGTAAATATAGCGTTGATAGGCGCATTAGCTGCGTTGTTAGTGTGGGTAGTTACTAAGCTAGATAATGATGTTAAGGGTATAGCTCAATCTGTGGACAAATTAGGTAATCGTTTGGACGGTCATGCGGTGAGGATAGATCAATTGTATAAGATGTTTGTTGACCTGCTGAAGGAGAGGAAGTAATGGACGATACGAAGATATTAGCAGTGAGGCTGCCTTTGGAGCTTCACAAGAAGTTGAAGTTAGCAAGCGTGGAGTTAGACATTAGCATACAAGAGATTATAGTTGATCTTGTGAATATGTATTTAGAGCCTGATGATGTCAAATAAATTTTTGTGATGAACGATTAAAATAGCGATGCTAGAATGCGCGAGTTATTCAAGACAATTGGAATATGAGGATATTTTTGTTACATATTCGGATTTGGTTATCCGGAAAAACAGGATAACTGAACTATCCGGATAAAAAGGAGAGTTGGAATGATTATTGACATCACTGAAGAAGAAAGAGAGTTTCTAGAAAGAATATGTACACGTGCTGAAATATTTGCGAGGAAAGGTTTAGGACAAAGACCTATGGAAAAAGATGTTAAAGCTATAGTTATTCTAAAAAGAAAATTCAGAGAATTGGATGCTAATCTTATTAATAGAGTTCTAAAAGATGACAACTGAAAAGATTAGATGTGGGGCACATTATTGTGAAATATGTAAAAAGTGCACTAATCCTGCTAGGTTAAGAAAGAATTTCACTCCTGATTGGTGGCATATTTGTGAAGAGTGTGAACCAGATGTTTTAGAAGTAACGTTTAGGCCACGGCCAGAAAGTTTAATGACTAACTTCAAAATAAAATATCAGGATGTGAAATTGTTAATAAAGCATCTTCAAGAATTTAAGATAACAAAGGATAATAAATGAACGAAAAGTTTGGACAATTCACATGGAATAACTATAAAGATGTGAAACCTGCAGAAGATAAGTATATTTATGCGTTTTTTCCTGAAGAAGGTGGTGAAGTTTATGTTGGAATGGAAGAAGAGTTTGCATGGGAAGGTGAATGTTATTGGTGTTATGTGTTTATCCCGGATGCGCCGAAGATTGAGAAGATGATGACGATAGAGGAAAGGATGGATGCTATGGAAAAAATGCTTATGAATCGCTGTTCTAATGAGTATATTTTGGATTTAGAGAAGAGGCTTCTTAAAGTAGAGAGGTTATTATGAATATTCAATTAGATTTATTTGACATGACAGTGGAAGAGAAAGGGAAAAGGGAAATGCAGGAGAAGATCGAGGAGATGGCAACGGGTAAGCATACTAGAGGGATGAAGGGAAAGGAATTGTGGGAGGCGCATGTTAGGAAGATGAGTGAGTTATTTGGTGAGGAAGAATGAGGGAATTTTTTGATTTCTGGATAGTTCGTTTTCTTTCAAGTTTTAGTAATATTTGTTTATTTTTCAGTCAGCATTTAAATTATGTTGGTATGATTTGTATTGAGAAGTGCATTATCATAGTAGAGAAGTATGAGAACAAGTGAATTACGCATAAATATCTATTTGTAATCCGTAGGTTTTAGAGATTTTTTGTGAGTATATCCATTGAATTTGGGTGTTAGAATCGGCTTGTCCTGGGGCTAATCCTGGTGTGATGCAGCTAGCAAGAGTGTCGCGAATTCCCTTGAAACAATGGACTAGGTTGTCATCATCGAGATTTTTAAGGCCGTGGCGGATTAGGTGAATTTCGCATGGTAGTTTGATATCCGGTCGAAGGTGTAACCATTCTAATTTGATGCGTTGTTGTAGTTTCTTTTGTCTGGAGTATTTCTTAGCCCAATGGTCATGGTTGTTAGCTTCGCTGACTAGACGAATGGGGATGACTGTAGATGTGATGAGTCGCATAGTTATATCAAGTTATAGTGGGTTATAGTCATTTGTGCCATAAGTCTGTAAGGTCGTTTATTTTCGATTGTATGCTTTGTTTTTCATTTATGGTGGGTGTGGTCAACCCTTGTCTTATTTTTCGCTCCAATTCAAAGTCTAGCCCTTTATTTTTGATATCTTCATCAAGTTTATATCCCAGGTTGCAGTAGGTAAGCCAAGTTTGGTTTAGTTCGACTACATACTTTTTGTGATCTAGGGCTAATGGTATTCTGTTTGCCTTGTTTCCCATAGGGTAGCATACTGGAGGTTGCAGAGCAATTTCAAACATTTTGTCGGGTTGATTTTGTTCATTTTTCTTTAGACCAAAGGATACCCAATCGGGTTTTTTCCTAGGTTCTTTCATCCAACTCCTAGTGTAAGTGAGATTTTCCCAATCTTCGGCCATGATTAATCTCGTTTGAATTTGATTTCAAAACTGTCGCATAAGGATTTAAATTTATCCCATGACCAAAATTTATCAAATTTTAAGCCTTCATCTTTTTGTCCACGGTGAAAAGAGATTCCCTCATTATTTAAGAAACAAGTCGCTCCGTTGTATTCCTTATCTTTTTGAAAGTATTTGGAAATTTCTTCAAATATGGGGAGTTTTGTCTTTTTCTTTGCAGTAAGAGATTCGATAACTTTGAAAAAGAACTTCACTCTGGAATGATTAGCTTTTTGGATACAATCTCGATTTGTTGTTTGTTTTGCTTCTGCGATTTGGTCTGAAGAAAAGTTACCTAATCGTTCCATTTCTTCATCTGAAAAAATCAAATCAACAACAGCCGCTTTGGGCGGCTTTTCTGTGTTGTTGTTTGTTTCTTTTTCCAATGTACTATTCTTATCTATAATGAGAGGAGATGCATTTTTGCATGCTCGAACACTTTTTTTTGCATCTTCGATAGTGCATTTTTGCACTTTCGTAAACATTTCTTGAGATTCTTTAGAAATCCAAATTTTTCTTTTCCAGGTAAATCCATCTTTTCGCGAATCAACAAAGATAAATCCTAGATTTTTCAATGCATCTAGCCATCTGACGATTGTAGAAACATCAACTTCATAAAGATCAGCAAAGTATTCGTTTTTTGCCCAGCAATAGCCATATTTGTTGGCAAGGGCTGTGATTTCTCCATAAAGAAGACGAGCGCAAGGAGGCAATTGCTTACAATAGCGGACATTTGCTGGAATCACAGCAAAATAACCTGGTTTGCTATCCTGTTCGTCGGTGTTCTCTGGAAGTGCTGACATAATTTTCTCCTATCAAATATTTATTTTTTGTTGTGATAAATAATTAATCTCGATAGGATATAGACATCTTTCAGTGTTATACCCTAGTCAAGACAACCCGTGTTATCAGCACGGGTTTTCTGTTTCTATAACTATATAATTTTCATTCATCCTCTTACGTCTCATTAAAAGCACCTGGATGGGGTGATTGGTTCAAGGCATAGGCCGTGCTTTTCCATGAACTTGTCTAGCCATTTTTGCGCTTCTTCTTCATCTGACATATTAGAACTTATCATCCATTCCCTATCAGGTTCGTCAATTTCTATAATGTAACATATTACATGCCAGCCCTCAGGATTTTCCCATAAATAAAATCCTGTGATTTGATCGACATTTACGTATTGTCCTGATAGACAAGCTATAAACTTAGTCATGATAAAGACCTTCCTTTATCATAAAATCACGAAGCCAAATTTGTGCTTCGGCTTTCGTTTTTACATTTCTGTGCAAATAAGCATGATCACCGCCAGTACCATCTATAAAAAAAACAATGATTTCTTTATCAGTACATGAAATATTAGTGATGTAATCAACATTAATATAATGGCCGTCATAGCTTGATATAAATTTAGTCATTACAAAGCTCCAAGTGTTGATTTGGATTTGCACAATAGAATAGAGAATCTTCTTTTCCGTTGAAAGTGTTATATTCTTTGGCCGGGATCATAGCTAATGTCGACTCGCTAACCTCTGTAGTGATTATGTAGCCTTTATGCTCAAGTTCGCGGATAGAATCATGCACAATAGCACAATCTATATACATATGAAATGCTCGTTTGTATAAGCCTTTTTGCCTGCACGTGGTTTCCCATAGATTGAATAGATAAGCATCGTTGAGGGCTTTAGCACATTCCCCACATAGGCTAATCCTGGTTGTCATCACCATATGCCCAGCCTACTAGTTCAATTTGAATGTATTGTTTTTTGTTTTTCTTTACTTTAGCCCAACTGCATAGGCCTTCATTGCAAATATCGATTACATCACGGATGAATTTCTGAGGTTGTATGTTTAAAGTGTGTGGTAAGTTGGCTTGAAGTATGAGGATTGTATTTTTTTTATCCCTAGTACGCCATAACTTATAGTAGGTCTTAATACATGCGTGGGCATGATTTGCTAGTTGTTCAATGTAGGGGTGAGGGGGATTTTCCTGATAAGGCTCTTTACAAAAATTCTCAATCATTATAATCTGCTGCCGTTCTTGTTTTGTAAACGTATCATCTGAATAAAGCCGGGTGATTCGCATTTGTGTTGTGCCGGGGAAGTGGATGTCCCCGGCATAGCTTTCTAGTCTCCAATATTCCTTTGACATCTTGTACAAATAATTATTTTCAGGCAATCTTAATTTTAAAAAAGAGGTTGCCATGCGAGATGTTTGGAAGGAAATAGCTGAGGAATTAGTTCGCATCGTTGGAACCGATTGGTGTATTCAAGCAAGCTTGATCATGTTGTTGTTGTTTTTCTTTTTTTGTTTGGGGCTCGTCGTCACTTGTCTCTAGATAAAGTTCACGACATTTTACAACACCAAGTGTTGCATCTTCGATTTTCGCAGCTACGCTAAGTCTTATATCTTTACCACCCATTAAATTTACAATAGTCTGACGATGTATTCCAATGCGGTTGGCAAACTCCTGGTAGGTGAGTCCATTATTATCAAGCCATTTCTTTAAATGCATATTATTTTTCCTTTTTGATGAAAAAGATCTTGTTCTTTATTATTGGATTATGATATAGTGATACCATGAAACAAGAATAAAGTCAAGGATGACTTGAACAAAGGACAAAAAATGCAATACACAAGCTTTATAGAGAAAGATGAATACGCTTTACAAATGATTATGAACAAATATTGGGATGAGGGGAGATGGGCATTACAAGATTTAGATGAAAAAGGAATGTTAATGTTTTATGCTTTAACAGACAATCGATCTAAGTTTGAGCAGCTTTGGAATAAGATAAGAGATGATAGAATTGATAGCGATGATTAAAAGAAAAAGGGCGCGACACGACTCGCGCCCTCAAATGACCTTAAAAAACCTTGGAAGGAGATGCTTTATGAAGACAATAGAACAAATACAAGAAAAATTATATCTGATGCAAGAAGAAAACAGAAGAATTGAAACTTGTCACCGGAAAATACTAATTCTACAGTCTGAAATTGACACGTTGCTAATCGATGTGAAATACGATTTTCAGATCGAGAAATTTTTGGCAGCGAGGTAGATCATGATTAAAAATAATATAGACGAGTTGAATAGCATAATAGCTTGTCTAAGAATTTATGACGTAACAATGAAAGAAGTTTCGGAGACACTCGAAAAGTGTTTGATTGCAATTCCTGACAATCTAGCGTTAACTAAAGATATTTTAGAGAGTATAGAAGCAATAAGAATGATGAGAAAATAAACACAAGGACAAAACAAATGCACGCTTTACAAAAAGTAGAACCCATAAGCCACCCCCCAGCCATGGGGTTTGACAATAGCCAGATACAATTGCTGAAAACAACTATATGTAAGGGCAGCACGGATGATGAGCTTAAGTTCTTTATCTATGCATGCCAACGGACCGGATTAGATCCTTTTGCAAGACAGATCTACAGCGTTCCACGTGGTGGACAGAGAGTAATACAAACCTCCGTTGACGGGTTTAGATTGATTGCAGATAGAAGCGGCAGATATGCTCCCGGAAAAGAAACAACGTTTACTTACGATGCTAATGGAAATCTAGTTTCTGCAACTGCTTATGTAAAAAAACAAACTAGGGATGGCACGTGGCATGAAGTGAGTGCTAATGCTCGTTTCGATGAATACGACGGTAAGAATACTTTCTGGAAGACAAAAGCTCATATTATGCTCAGCAAATGTGCCGAGTGCTTGGCTTTGCGTAAGGCATTCCCTGCTGAAATGAGCGGTATCTATGGTAAAGAAGAAATGGATCAAACAGAAGAGAGTAATGTAAAACAGCTTTACATAGAAGTAATCGCTTTAGATCATGCAAAAGAATTACAGCAATTACTTAATGAATGTTCTGAAGAATCGCAAAAAGGCTTTGGGGAATATATCAAGAAATCCTATCAAACTGAAGGTGTTGAGGGATTACCTGAAAAAGATTTTGAAAAGATAAAGAAGATTTTGATTAAGAAAAGAGATGAACATCAAAAGATGTTAGTTGAAAAAGAGATGACAATCAACGTTGTAAAGGATGAGGAATGATAATAATAAATATAGTTACATGTTTATTTACTGGAATTTTGGGAGGAATTATAGGTGGATGGGCAATGACAAAGATAATAGATTTATTTAAGGGGAACTAAATAATGATCTCGTCTTATAACCCTGACATATTCCAGCGCATTTATCAAGATGTGCTGGAAATCAAACAAGAATTACAGTCTACAGAATTTGTAGAGCATGAATGGGTGGATATAGACAGCTTTCCATCAAATGACCATCAAATAAAAAAGGAAAATAGAAAATGATATTAGCGCAAGGACGCAGAGTGAATGCAATTAGGCATCATGTTGAGCAGGGTAGTCCAGAATGGCTTGCCCTTCGCAGAAAACACGTCTGCGCAAGCGATTGTTTAGAGGTTATGGGACTATCTAAATGGACGTCTAGACAAGAAGCATTAGAGAGAAAACAAGGGACAAGGACTGAGAAAGAAAGAAATTACCTCATGGAAAGAGGTATAAAATTAGAGCCTACAGCTAGAGCAATGGCTGAGGATATATTAGGTAACTTATTTATTCCTGGAGTATACCAAAGCATAGAGCATCCATTCATGCTTGCATCTCTAGACGGAGTTTGCATTGACAATAAGATGATTCTCGAGGTAAAGTGCACCAACAAAAAAAACCACGAGTTAGCAAAAAATGGAAAGATCCCTGATTACTATTATCCGCAAGTACAGCATCAGATTAGTGTTTGCGATGTTGATTGCTGCTATTACTTTAGCTTTGACGGAAGTAGTGGGGTTGTAGTGGCGGTAGGTAGAGATGATAAGTTTATTGAGCGTATGATCGAAATGGAATGGGAATTTTATAAGGAAATGATTAATGGATGATTCTGGCTCTGACCCAAGAGGAACATCAATGATATTTTGGCCATCTCAAATGGATGATTCTGGCTCTGACACAAGAGTAACATCAATGATATTTTGGCCATCTCAAATTGAATATATTCCAATTCCTGAATATATTCCAACATTCGAAGAAGTTTCAAAACAGATGAGAATAAATGTTGATATACTCAAACAAGAAATAACGGATCATGTGGATAAGGAAATTGAAAGGCTGAAAAATTCTTACTTAAAGGAAATGACTAGATGACTGATTATGATGTTAAAGCCATATTGCTTGATTTTTCAGTAATGCTACTCAATGCTTATCCGGATAGAACAGCATCGCAAATATCAATTAGAGATGCTAAAGATGTGATTGAAATATGGTTTGATAAATATATTAAGGAGAAGTGATGACAGAAATACAAAAATTAAAACAAAAGTTAGGATTCTTTATCAAAAAAATCATTGAGGAAAAATCATTAACATTAAATCAAACAGAAATAGCAAAAATAATTAATGTTACTCAGCCAAAAGTTTCCCATTTACTGAAAATGCAACTCCAGGATTTTGGTGTTGAAAGATTATTTAATATAATAAATCTTTTTGGTTACGATATTGAAATAAAAATAGAACCTTCTAAACAGGAGGAAGGTGTTATTCAATGTTTTATGGGAATGGGATGAAAGAATATAAGGAAAGTCTTTAAATGCTTCCATATGACAAATTCTGGCTTCAACATGAGATGCATAATATTGAATCTCAAACAAAGATAGATAAAATACACAAAAAGGATACTGTGATTATGTTTCAATGGTTATGTTGTTTGTTGTTGTTGTTTTTTTCTGTGGCTAGCGCACAGGATTTTATTATCGTATGTCCCCATTGCAGTGAAGTTATGGAATGCGAAATTAAGCAAGCCGATTATTATGATTATGAAATGAAAGTGAAATCAGGTACATGGACATGTCCAAATTCATCATGTAGGCACAAGAATGACAATAGGATTAGATACTGTGGTATGTGCGGAGCTGAGAGGCAATGAAAATGAAAGATAAACTGCACATAGCTAAAGAAGCATATAAAGCTATGAGACAATGCATAAATGCAGTGGAGTCATATAATGACGCCCGAGTAAATTGCATGTGGCCAGGATATATTTCTGTTGATGGGACTGTATTTGCGCCTGAGGACATGAGAGATGAAGAGAATTTGAATGAGTAAAGTGTCAAATCTTTCAAATGATTATTTTAACTATTTTGACGAATTAAAGAAATATGCCTCCACATTTATTTGTGATAGTTAGAAATTAATTTAATTACAACATAATATATATTATCAGCCGGGTTATGCTAGAACTAGACTTTATTAAAAGATGTAATAATTTATTTAAAACTGACGTTAAAAGAGAAGATAGGAAACGATATCTATATAGAAGATTGTATTATGAAAACAATAGAGAATATATATTAGAAAATCACAAAAAATATTGTAGATCAAAAAATGGTAAAAAGTCTGCTAAACGCAGAGATTGCATTAGTGGTTTAAGATATCGGAATTTGACAAAAGAATTATCAAAGGAAGAATTGGAATGTATTAGACAATTTTATTTGAATACTCCTAAAGGATATGAAGTAGATCATATAATTCCCTTATCCAAAGGAGGACAACATGTTATTTCTAATCTTCAGTATCTTAAAACTAAGGAAAATAGACAAAAAGGAAGCTCTCTTTCCTGGAAACCAAAGGAAAAAGGAGCCAAAGAAAAACTGAATGAATATATCAAAAATTACTGCTAGAAATCAGACCAAAAGGATTATTTGATGACTTGGATTAAATCAACTGACAAAACGCCTCATGAAGATTAGCATTTGCCTTTCATCTTCTTGGCCTTGTCCACAATTTTGTCATTTTTTTTATCGGCTTTCAAAAGAGATGATTCTTTTTTTTCAATTTTCTTTGTATCTTTCATAATGGCTTTAATTTTCTTATCCATGCTTTATCCAAATTTTGATGGTCGTTTCCATGTTATTTCATCCCCTTCAATCATTATTTCGGGGGATTTTCCGTTAAACGTCTTTGAATAGGCGATAGCATTTCTTCTATATTTGCGTTGCTTTTCCGAGAGATCTCTTTCAACCCATTTTTCATTATAGAGGAGATTTCTTTTTATTCGATCTCGTTCATTCATGACTATTTCTTGCGTGGAATTTTAGCTCCTGACTTTCTTTTCCGGCTGATATCTATTTTGAATATTTCCTTTAAATCCAAATGTATCCGTTTTCCTATGGCATTCCTTACATAAAGTTCTTCCATTATTAATACAAAGTCTCAAATCTGGATATAACGAAAATGCTTTTATATGATCGGCTTCAAGATTTCCGCTCTTATCATTTGCACATATCACACACTTAAAATTATCTCTTTCAAATACTGAAGTTCGCCAAAGTTTATATTCCACTGTCTTTCTTAATGCCTTATGAATTGGATTAATTCCTCCTTTCCATAAATGACATTTTCCTTCAGAAACCCTACGCTTCATTGTTAAGCTTTGTTTTATTTTTTGGCTCTGTGTGATGATTTGTTTTTTTCTTGCATTCCTAATTTTTTTTAGGCATTCATCAGAATAAATTCCTACTTTCCCTTTATTCCAAGGTTCTTTCCCCATTCTGGATTCACTCATCTTACGTTTCCATTCGTCACTGAAAATGCGTTTTTTACCTATCCTTAAACGAGATTGTTCTTGAAATCTTTTTCTTAGAATTTCTTTCTGTTCATCACTTCTTTCAAATTTTCCCGTTTTATGATGCGATTTCCTAACATAAACACCTTTAGGCATACTTATCTCCTATTAAAGAGCTAATATACCGTAGAATAAGGTTATTTTCTAGGCTTTTTAATGTTCGCTCCACTCTTTCTTGCTTCGTTTAGGCTGGCTGCAATCGCCTGTTTTTTAGGATGTCCGGAAGACTCCATTTCAGCTATGTTTTTCCCAATAACTTTCTTGCTTTTACCATGTTTTAAAGGCATACTATACTCCAGGGATCATTGGTAAGGTTATTGTAGGTGAAACATTAGGGGTATTAGTTGCTGTTTCATCAACTACATCTGTAGCAGAGCCTTCAGTATGAACCATTGTTATGGAGTATGTGCAGGAATGGAAAAGAAAAAATAACGAGAAGATGTATTTATTCATATTTGCTCTTGCTGTTTTTCATAGTTATATATAAATTATATTTCATTTCACAAGGATTTTCATGATTCTGCAAATAGTTTTTTTATTCATTGCCGTGATACTGATCATGATTTTGATATCAAGTTATCTAGCTGAAAAAAGAGATCGACGTAAGCAAGATAATGATCCCATGCATAAAGATGATTCCGACATGTTTTAATCCGAGGTTTTATGGCTATAGCTCTATTTATATTCTTATCTATGTCTTTATGTGCCGATGAGCCATATTATATTGATGAATACTATCCAAAGCCCGGCGTCATAGAGTTTGAGGGGCATTTATGGGAACCATACATGTTAATGCATAGTTCACAATGCCCTTGTCATGAAGAAAAGCCCGATCTTCTACTCGATAATTGATTCTCTCTGACTTCTGCTCTTGTAGGATGGTTGTGAGAAAACAAGTTCGGCAAATGCTTCATCGTCGGCAGGAAAAGACTTTACCCCTAGCGACTTTAGCTTAGGTTCCCATTCTTTTTTCAATCTTTCCATGCATCTCTCATGCTTATGCATTAGGATATATTGAAGTCGCCTTTTCATGTCTTCTTCGAAGATATCCAAGTGGATGTCATTTTGTATGACCTTCTTCTGTGTCTCTGTAAGTGTAAACAATTCTTTATCATCAACTGAAATCTTCATAAGTCCCCTATGCTAAAATTATGCCTGAAAACCAACTCGTGGTGTTCACGTCTGCTGTTTTTGTAGATCCTGTTAATGTGACCTGAACTGTTGCTGTGTCGGCAGCATCCATATCACACAAAACAGATCCTGCGATAGTTACTTGGTTTCCTGAAGCTACCGTGCCCCATGATAGCAAACCAATTCTAAGCGATCTATTTGATGTTACAATCGCTTGGTTTCCCGATGTTGAGCCTACAGGGATTTGATTAAAAGATGCGTTTGCCGATAACTGAACCCTTCCTGTTATGGGTGCTGTGTATGTTCCGGACGCAAAGTCTGCATTTTGATCAAACACCTCGTTATCATATACAATAGTGTAGGTTGTTCCATCCCCGGTTACATCAAGTATATTCGACGTAACTGTTGCTAGGAAGGCCGACTGTAAAGGATAATTAATCTCTCCCGTAGTAGCCACTCTCATAACGTTAGTTGTTCCTAATGCCGCTGAAGAGGCCAAAACATACGCATCTGTATCACTATTATCCAGACCCCACATCCAGGATTGTCCGCCGACTATTTGAGATTGATAAGTTGAATCTGCGGTAGTTCCTGTAACGTTAGAACCGAATATCCCACTCCTGAATGTTCTTGCTGTTTGAGTAGTAGTATTTATTGTATCACTTGAATTTGAAAATGAAATCCCAGCGTTTAAAAGCGTTCCTGCGCCTGTGATTGCATTTGTATTGCTGCTATCAACTACGCAACCGCCCATAATTAAAGTTGAACCAATAGACACAGCGGAGGCAGTTCCACTTCCGATAAAGCTATTATATATAAAACTGTTTGAAGCACTTCCGCCGTGCGTAATCATTGTGGTATTTCCTGCAGCAGCAACAAGGATGTCCGAATTCTTAATTTGAATAGCACCGGTTGATGTTGTTGTTATACCTGGGCAAACAAATCTGCTGCTATTAATATAAACTGATCCTGCGGAATTAGTAGAATTTGTTACAGAATTTCCACTATTTTCAAAATGACAATTTTGTATGAACATTGTTCCAGTTGAAGTCATGGTAAAATATGTAATTCCTGTAGTTCCTGTCTCCCCATAACAATTTTCAATATTAATTTGATTCCCTGCACCGGATGATGTAAAACTTATCCCCGTATTATTATTAACATTTAGATAACAATTTCTCAAATTTACTATTGATGCTGCCGATCCTGTGACAGCTAAAAAGAAATCGCTATTTGTCTTTAGTTGTATCCCTGATATTGAAACAGTTCCTGCGCCCGTGTAAGTACATTTCCCTAGAATAATTACATTTGGCGTTAATGCATCGCAATCATAGGCACAGAGGTTGACGCCTGCTTTTAGAGTTAGGTTTTCCGTATAGGTTCCGGGGCGTATGAAAATGGTCGAACCCGACGAAGCCGCAGTTAAAGCTGTTGAAATAGTAGTATACCCACCCTGTGAAGCATCAGGATCAACAAGAAATTTGGCTTCACAAAAAGTATTAGTGCTAAGAATTTGTTGGGCCATAACGAGTTAATCCTTTATTCCAGGCTTTTCGCCCTTTTAATGAATCGCTGATTTTTTTCCTAATCTCTTTATTAAGAGTGTTTCCTTTTCTCTTATCACTTAGATTTTTTTTAGCTTCTTCCGTCATTGGAATACCTTTATTCCAAGAAGTATGACCCTTTAACGATTCGCTCATTTTTTTTCTAGTCTCTTTTGAAATCCCTTTTTTATGTCTTTCCAATGATTCTAATCTTATATGACATGACCTACAAAGGGTTTTCCCGTTATCTACATTAAATCTTAAATCATAATTTTCTTTCCAAGAGATAATGTGGTGACAATGTAATACTTCTTTTTCTCCGCATTCTTGACATTCAAAATTATCACGTTCTAAAACTGAATTTCTCCATTTATGATAATTTACAGTCCATCTACCCTTTCCAGTTCCTCGATTCCAAAATTTAGGCTCTATTTTAATTTTCTCACGCCTGCGAAAATTTCTGCAATCTTTACAATCTTTGCGGTAGGGATCTGATCTATATTTCCCTGTCTGTTTTACAAATCTTTCGATTTCTTTTTCTTCACCACAAACTGAGCATTTCCTTAACATGTGTACCTGTTTTATCACAATGGTACACATATTTGATTAATTTTAACATATTAAGAATCCGCCAAAACTACTCAAAAGGTTCGCCGATGAACCAAAGAGGATATCAACGACTTTAGTTCCACCTGATATCGTAAGCAATATGGTCGCAGTGTCATTAGCTGTCATAGCTGCTATTGCTGAAAAATTAATCGCTATATTAGTTCCTATTGCATCTGTAAAGGGGTTGAAGTCTATACATGCAAATGTTGTCGATGTTGTTACTATAGAAGCTGTGCAGGTAGTATGTGTGAGTAGCAATCCCCCTAACGACAATGTGCATGCAAAGTAATACTTTCCTGTTGCCGGGGATGTAAAAGTCCCGGTTCCAGTATTAAAGTTTGAGGCCTGATCATATTGTTCAGCATCCCATAAAACTGTATAAGCTGTGGCATCGCCTGTAATATTTGAAATCTGAGCACTATTATAGGCTAAAAATGCTGGTTGGGTTGCATTCAATACCGTAGATGCAAGGGCTATAGTGGGATTTCCCGAAGTCCCGTCACCGTTGGAGATAGCTATTTGGTTAGTGGTTCCGGTTAGTGTTCGTCCAACAAATGCAGGGGTCGAGGTTAGAACCTGTATTCCCGTAGAATTTTGATTTACACAATTTATTATTGCCATGACTTCCTATGTAATCAATGCACCGGAAAAAAAACTACTTACCGAGCCTGATAAAACATCTACTACTTTTGTGCCATTACTCACAATAATCTGCGAGGCTATGTTTTCAGCTGCAGTCAACTTAACAAATAAAGAAAAACTCACCCCGACAACACCTGAAACAGATATTGTAAAAGGGTTAAATAATAACCCTCTATAGGCTTTACTTAAACTGCTATTAAACCTTAAGTTTGCACTTGAATTACCTGCTAACACTCCAGACAAAGTTATAGAGGATGTTAATAAGTATAATCCGGTCACCGGGGCAGTAAAGTTTCCGGTCGATGTGCTGTAATTAGTGCCTTGGTCAAATGCTTTTGTATCAAAAATTACTGTATAATTAGTGCCATCGCCCGTTACATCCGTCAAGTTTCCGCTTAAATACGCCATGAAACAAGGTTGAGTGCTATTAACTATTGTTGCTGAGCGTGCTACCGTTGGATTTCCAGCCGTCCCATCAGCATTTGAGGAAATACTTATCTGATTCGCTGTCCCTGTAATCGTAACGCCATTGATTACGCCTGACGATGCCAGTGACTGAATTCCAATGTTTTTCTCATTTATGCAATTAATAGACCCCATCTAAACAATCGTCCAATTTCCAACGAAGTTCTCAGCAACCCATACTGTGGAAGCTCCGGCAGTTGAGCATCTTAACGTCACACAATCGCCTAAATTAGTTCCCGTAGCTGTACCACCCACGCCTACTGTCGTTATAGCTGAGCTAAATCTAATGGACTGGTTGGCGTTTTGTGCAATTGTCGTAAGTCCAAGTTTTCCATCAATCTTTATTAAATCCCCTAATGCCGCTGTTGCAGGCAATGTGTATGTGACGCCTGCGCCTCTATCTGTAAAATAGCCATTGAAAACCGCAAGGGTTTGTGTTGCTGACGTAACATCTGTCCAAGTCATCCCCTGTGAGGCTGCAATGGTAATGCTATTAGAACCATTAGTAATAGTAATCCCTAACCCAGCCGTTAAAGTTGCTGCTGCTGGTGCTCCTGCTGTCGATCCAATAATAAGCTGACCATCGGTTGCCAATGCTGTAATAACCGGTATTCCTGTTGTTCCTGTCGTTAAAACACCTCGGTTTGCTGTGGCAAGGCCAGAGACAACGTTAGTTGCTGAGGAATATAGGATTTGGCTTACTGTTGTTGTTGCTGGGTAAGTAGCAGTTGAAAAAGCTGGATCGGCTGCTGCGCCTGCCGATTGTAAAATTTGACCTGCGGTAGCTGTTGGGCCTACTTTTGTTATAGTGGTTGTTCCTGCTCCTACTAAAACGGCATGATTAGTAAGTCCTGTTAACTGCGTCGTTATTGTGCTTCCTAAACCGACCGTGGTTATACTTCCTGAGCCTAATAAATTGAAATTGTTAGATCCGTCAGGGTTAAGTTGTCCGCCGGAGTCTGCTGTTAAATGCTCAACTGCTACTCCTCCACCAGTTAAACCAATTGTAATAGTTCCTGCACCATTCGTTATTGTAACGCCTGATCCGGCGGTTAAAGTATTAACATTAACATGGGTTCCCCCTGCATTAACGGCAGTGGTTCCTATCCATAATTGCCCATTTGTGAATAAGCCCTTAGATTCTTGTGGAGGTGCAACGCCTGTATAATCACAGTTTTTCCCGTAAAAGACATCATTATCTATGCCAGCCATAATATCCTTTTAGTCTGAAACAATTCCTGGTAAAACTGCTGTCCATTTAATCGTCTTGCCAGCATCTCCGGTAACGTTAACAATAAAGTTTGAACCTGATCCGGCAACCGTAAACGTAACCGTTCCCGCAAAGGTTGTTCCTCGATTAACGATAATATCAGGTGTTCCGATGACCGATACAGTTCCAGCAACATTCTTGACAGTACATGTGGAATATCCACCGACGGCGTCCCCGGTTGTGGTATCGCGTCCTATCACGATCAATTGCATTGTTAATGCAGAATCTGTATTTATAGGATATGTTAAACAGGCGCTTGTTGTTGCTCCAATGGTAGTTACTTCTCCCCTAGTAAAATAGAGAATCATCACCCCGGGGAATGCAGCGGATGCAACTGTATTAATTCCATTATCCCCAGTTACTCTTAAAACATTAGCTTGAGGTATAACAGTCACGGCAGATACAGGAACTCCCATTACAGTAGTATTATCCGTAATATCTACAGTAAAACTGGTTGGTACTGTTGGGGGAGGAGGAGCGGAAGTTGAGATAATATGGAATTCACTCATTATTTAATCCATCTAGAAGATGTTAAGCTTCTTTTTTTGTATGCACCATCTCGGATAGCATCTTGAGCATTGTTATAGGCAGTTCCATGATACATATGATCTGGATTTATACAAGATTTATTATTACATGTTTACAAATTATAGGGTACCTAAGCCTAAAAATCAACTAGCGATAACCGCTCATCTGTAAAAATGTTGAAGTTATCGAAGTTCTTCCCCAGATAATTTGACCTGCACGAAGATATTTCGTACCAGATCCATAAGGAGGATTATCACTATGATTTGTTTGAAAATCAAAGATCATTGTGGCCCCCGCTGGCCAAAAATCATGCTTTGTTACTCCGTCATAGCTAATGTCAACACCTACGGCAGACCCATTAAATATAACAAGTTGCTTGATATTATCCGCTGTACCTGACCCATTCAAAGGCTGAAACGATCCGGTTAAAGTAGCCAAGTCAAAACTTGCATTTGGTATACATTGGACTGAGTCAAGTTCAGGATCTGACATTATTGCGCCTCTTGCATAGGTTCAATTTTCTTTTCATTTTGTTTTTGTTCAACTTCTTTGATACGTTCAAATATATAAGATCTCATTTCTTGGATAACATCATATACCTCGCCAAGAGTTGAATTATTTGCGCATACAAATGAATATGTCCTATCATCTTTTTTTACTAAAACTACCGCTTGCGTTTGAATTTCCATTGTGGTTCCTTGTTATTTTTTTTCTATCTAATATGTTATTAGTTCATTACCCAACCAATAACGGTGATATTTGATGTAGTTGTGGTTGCTCCAACACCATTTGTAAAAGTCAAAGCCACGGTTCCGGCTCCAGGTACTACGCTCTTTAACGAAACGGCTGAGCCTGTTGTTGCACCCGACCATGATATCATTATATCAGTGTTTGCACCTGTTATAGTGGTGTTGGTAATTGTTAATGTCTGATCGGCATTTGCTGCTATGCTGACACCGCTAAATACAACCTTAAAGTGCCTATTACTTGCTGTTAGAGGGCTTGCTCCTGCTGAAACATCTGTCGGAGTTACTAAAATACCACCAGCTAAAGAGGCAATATCTGGAACTGATACTCCACTTGATGTAACACTTAAGCCTCTCCCTGTGCCTGCGGATGTATTAATTGTTAATCCAACGGCTGTGCCGGATGCTAAAGTATTTACTTGTGGGGCATTGACAACTAAAGAAGAAGTCACTTGACCGATAGTTACCACGTGAGCTGCAACACCTGTGCCTAGATTTATAGCGCCCGCCCTAGTAGCTCCAGAAGCTAAAATATTAACAGTCTGAGTTCCGGCAGTGCCTGCACCATTCATTATATTTAAAGTGTTATTCGCGCCAGGCGTTGCACCATTAAGGATATTGACTATATTGGCAACGGTATTTGATGCAGCATTATTTATAGCTACCGTCTGTCCAGCAGTTGATAAGCCAATAGAAATTAGACCAGTTCCAAGAGCTGTGCCAATAGTATAAGTTGAAGTTACCGCACCATTAACTAAGAAGTTATTTGTTCCTACCGAAAGTGTCATACCAGTAGTTGACGTGACATTACCAATGGCTATCGTAGTTGCCGCCGAACCTGTGGCTAATGATAGACTCTGGGTAGTTCCTGTGCTATTTCCGGTAAGAACGTTAACTGCATATGTTCCAGCAGTACCAACACCTGTCATTAGGTTGAATGTCTGCGAAGCTCCTGGAGTTGCCCCAGCTAATACGTTAACAGTATTTCCGCCTAAAATCGTTGCAGCACTGGAGATATTAACAATCTGACCAGCCGTTGAAGCACCTAGTGTAATTGCTCCGGTTTGTGAAGCTGAACCAATTGCCATGGTCGCGCCTGCTGTAGCTGTCGATAATGTGAAGTTACCAGCAGAACCAACAACAATCCCAATAGCACCAGCAGCAGCGCCGCCGATGGTAGTAGCTGCACCGCCAGAATTATTAATTAATGTTGTTCCAACTACTGTTAATCCAGCTACCGTTAAAGTACCGCTTGCGATAGTTGCACCACCGTTAAAGGTCGCTAATCCTGTGAAAGTTGATGTTGAGGAAACCGCAAGTGTTGTTAATGAAGCTAGTCCAGTAACGCCTAAAGTTGTGCTAAATGTTCCTGAGGTAAATGTTGATGCCCCTGTAACTCCAAGTGTTGTTGAAAATGTTCCTGAAGTTGCTGATAAGGCTGCAATAGTAGAAGCCCCGGTTACTGATAGGGTGGTTGAAAATGCTCCAGAAGTGGCAGATAAAGCCGCTATTGTGGAAGCACCGGTAACATTAAGAGTGGTTGAGAAAGCTCCCGAAGTAGCTGAAAGAGCTGCTAATGTGCTTGCTCCAGTTACACCTAATGTTGTTCCTATTGTTGCAGCGCCTGTAGTTGACAATGTTGTTGCTGCAACAGGCCTAGGCGTTGTGCTACCAAATCCACCTGCTGGAGGCGCTGCAAAAACTGCTGCAAGATTGCTAGGTTGTAAAGCTGTATTAGCATTAGGAGCAGTACCAAGAACGGCATTAGCATCCGTTTCAAGAAAAACATATCCCTGCTGTGCCGTAGTCGCTGGCACTCCTGCGCCTGCCACAACACCCGCGATAACGGTTGCTACATCATTAGATAAAGGTACAATAGCTCCTGCTGGCGCATTACCATTTTGTAATTGTGATAGTGTCGCAAGTTCAACAGTTCCAAAAGAAGTTGTTGTTGCTGGTGCTACACCACCTTGAAGCCAAATACCAGCACCTACAGTCTCCCACATAATAGGAGGGGAAACACTACTATCTAGCCACTGAGTTCCTGGATTTTGGATATCATTAGTTGTTGGAGGCCTTAGGTTTGGCCCTAACGTTTGTGGGTGAGCAAAGTTATCAACGCCGGCGGCGTTGATAACT